CCATTTATGTTGGCGAACGTCGACCGGCAGGTCCTTGGCGAAAACGCCGGCCTTGAAATCAAGACCGCCGGCGTCCGCCACTACAAGGAATGGAAGGGCGACGAAATCCCGGACGCCTACTACTGCCAGTGCCTGCACTACATGGCCGTCACGGGCTCCGATTACTGGTATATCGCCGTACTCCTCGGCGGCAACGAATCCATGTGGAAGCGTATCGACCGCAACGAAGAGGACGTCCAGACACTCATCTCACACGAACGGGAATTCTGGAGCCTCGTACAAACCCACACGGCGCCGCCGGTGGACGGTACGGAATCCTGCTCCAAGGCCTTGAACGCCCGTTATCCCGGCGATGGAGAGGACGGCATGATTACCCTGCCGGACGAAGCGCTGGAGCTCATCGACGGCATCCAGAGCGACAAAGGCATCATGGACCAGCTCAAGACACAGATTACGCAGCGTGAAAATGCCCTGAAGGAAATGCTCGGCGACAATGTCATGGGCCTCTGCGGCGACCATAAGGTCACCTGGAAGCCGTCCAGCGCCCGGGAATCCATTTCCCTCTCGAAGATTAAAAAGAGCGCCCCTGATGTCTATGGGATGCTCAAAGACAAAGGCTTCATCACGGTGAGCCAGCCGGCCCGCCGCTTCGCGATCAAATAAGGAGGACATGAAACATGAATACAAAAGGTGGACTTACGAAGAAGACGGCACAGGTGCAGAAGATGCAGCAGAAGGATACGAGCCTCAAGGGACTCATCAAGGCCATGGAGCCGCAGATCAAGAAGGCCCTGCCGTCGGTTATGACACCGGAGCGCTTCACGCGGATGGTATTCACGGCACTTTCGACGGAACCGAAGCTGCAGCTGTGCACGCCCCAGAGCTTCCTGGGCGCCATGATGCAGGCCGCCCAGCTCGGCCTGGAACCCAATACGCCTATCGGTCAGGCCTACCTCATCCCGTACCGGAACAAGGGTACGCTCGAATGCCAGTTCCAGCTCGGCTATAAAGGCCTGATTGATTTGGCCTATCGCAGCGGAGACATCAAGGATATCCAGGCGCACGAAGTCTATGAAAACGACACATTTGAATATGAATATGGCTTAGAGCCCAAACTTCGCCACGTACCGGCCCTGCATGACCGCGGCAGCGTCATCATGTACTACGCTGTCTTCCACATGACCAACGGCGGCTTTGGATTTGAAGTCATGAGCAAGGAAGATGTGCAGAAACACGCGAAGAAGACGTCCCAGAGCTACGGAAGTTCATATTCGCCCTGGGCCAAGTGGTTCGATGAAATGGCCAAGAAGACCGTCGTGAAGAAGGCGCTGAAATACGCACCGGTCAAGACGGAATTCGTCCGGGCCCTCTCGACGGATGAAACGATCAAGACGCATATCTCGCCGGACATGGCCGACGAAGAAGACGAAACCGTGACCATCGACACGGAAGCGACGCCCGCCGATGAACCGGCACCGGACAACGTGGACCCGACGACCGGGGAAGTCAAAGACACGGCCCCGGAAGAAGACATGTTCAGCCCGAACTTCAAAGGGGATAAATAAGTTGGAAGGCTGCGGCGGCTTCGGCCGCCCGGCTCCTTCCTGAAAGGATTGCCATGGAAAGATTGAAATTAAAATATATAGATCAAATAAACGCTTTCCAAAATTGGGCATTAGTAAATCCGATTCCCGCGTCTGCAAAGCTCTTATGGTTCGCGTTGATGCATTGGTGTAATCGCCTTGGATGGAAAAAAGAGTTTAACGTGGCTATGTCATTGCTTGAAGCAAGTACAACATTGAGCCGGCAAACAATCATCAGGAGCCGAAAGATTTTACAAGAAGCTGGCCTGATTCGATTTCATACCAGGGCAGGAAACCAGTCATGTGTATATGAAATTATCCCATTTGTATTCCAAAATGGAACACAATCTGGAACACAATCTGGTACGCAAACGGCTGTATTCCAAAATGGAACACAATCTGGAACACAATCTGGTACACAATCTGGTACACAATCTGGTACACAATGTGAGCCTATACATAAGACTAAAGACAGAGACAAAGACAGAGATATTAATATAGCAGCTGCAGCTATAGACCCTGGCTTCCGGGAAGTTGTGGATGTGTACCAGAAAAATATCCATCCCGTCTCGGGGCCGATTGAACGCGATGAACTGGTCGACCTCTACCAGGACTGCGGGAGCGAGTGGCTCATCGAGGCCATCAGGGAGGCTGCCATGAACAACGCGCGGTCCATTAAGTACATCATGGCAATTCTGAACCGCTGGAAGGCAACCGGAAATGCACGTCCCTGGGAAAGGGGAACGCAGCCACGCAGCCGGGGCCGGGAAGACAAGACCGCAGCCAAACAGGTGGTCACGGATTTGCTGGCCCAGTACGAACAGGAAAGGAAAGAAAATAGAAATGGATAAGATAGCAACCTTGAAAGCGTTGGCGATTCTCCAGCTTGCGTATCCGACCGACATGAGCCGGGAGCGCCTCGACATGTACGTCAACATGCTGATGGACCTGCCGCCGAACTTATTAGCCTCGGCCGTGACCTACTGCATCAATCACTGCCGGTTCCTGCCGTCGGTGGCAGAACTCCGGGACACGGCCGCCCGGGCCACGGCCCTGGCCAACGGCGACACGGACGAAGACAGCGCCGCCACGGCCTGGGGACGGGTCCAGAAGGCCATTGCTTCCGTCGGCTATACGGGCCGACCGGATTTTTCCGACGACCCGATTCTGGCCGACGTGGTGGATCATCTGGGTTGGAAGCAGATTTGTCTGACGCCTGTCGACGATACGGCCATCCTGCGGGCCCAGTTCAGGAAAGCCTATGAAGCGGGCTGCCGCAAGCGCCGAGACGTAAAGGATTTTCGTCAGTCTGGTATCCACATCAGCCCACGGTTCACACAGGCCGTGACGGGCAAGACGGAAGCGCTCCCGGAAGGAGGCGACGTCCATGATTTCAGCTGACGCCGAAGCCTTCATAAAAATCATGCTGGCGGACATCCCGGGCGTGGATGCGGAAGCCGTACTGGGAACAATTCAGGAGAAATTCGGCAGCTACGACGAGCAGCGCCTGGCCGATGCCGTCGAAAGAACCGTAAGCGCTGACGGCACCACGGCCGACAACGTCATGGACCGCATCATCGCCGGCATCGAACGGACCACGGCGCAGGCCATGGACCGCGTCTTCCTCGGAAGCGGCGGCCGCGTCAAAGGCGAAGACATGGATGCCGTACGCATGGCCTGGGACCGCGTCCGGAAAGGGAATTGGGTTACACCCATCTCCAACAAGGTCCGGGCATTCGCCAGAAGGGCCTTTCCGGATATCAGCGACGAGCTGATTCGGAAGAACTACTGCATCCTGTCCTACTACGCCACGCCCGGCCGCGGCCGGCTCGATGAAAAGACACACGTACAGCTGCGCATGGATAAGATGACAGGCTGCATCATTGAATATGCAGTACAGCGATAAATTTTACTAGGAGGCTATGACGATGACAGAAAAAAAGGTGCATAAACCGAAGGCCTGCCGCCTTTGCGGCAAGCTCTTTATCCCGCGGCAGAGCGGGACACATTATTGCGATGAATGCCGGGCCCGCGTCCTTGAGAATTACATAAAGCACATCAAGGACGGCGAACCTTTCCACGACCACTGCCTGGTATGCGGGAAAGAAATCCCGCGCAAGATACACCGGAGCAAGACCGTATGCGGGAAGCAATGCGGCCAAATGCTGTTTAATTTTACCATCAAATGGCGTATGCAGAACGGGTTCACCAGCACGAAAGCGAGCACCCCGCATCTCAACGATGACAAACCTAAAAAAGGCCGGAAGAAACCCATCAGCCACCTCGGCGAAGATATCGCGGAAGCAAGACGCCGCGGCATCAGCTACGGCCTGTATATGGCCGCAAAGGCCCGGGGAGGTGTCAGCCATGGCAGCCATTAATTTCGACTTCATCCGTCAAAAGGAACTCAGCCAGACGAAGCACCGGCCGGAAAACGTCGGGGCTGTCATTACGCTGGTACTCTTCTACAAAAATTTGCATGATCATTACGGATTCGGGCGGACACGCTTCCTTTACATCATGGGCCAATTCGAAAAGGTCGTGAATAAAGAATGGGCGCTGACCCAGGCCGAAGTCGACGACGCCGTCGGCAAACGCGGCCTCGATGAAACCCTGTACCGCGACTACATGCAGCGTATCAGCAAGACCCTCGACACGGACGACACCTACCGCCGCCTGCTTGGCAAAAGCCCGGTGCAGAACGCGCAGCAGCGTAAAGGCTTCAACGAAGCGGCCGAAGTCGGCTACAAGGTGACCATGCTGATCCTGACGAAGTATTTAGGCTTCGGCAAGAAACGTCTGAACGACTTGCAGCGCTACGTAAAGGACGATATGTGGGCAATCCTCGAAGGCCGGGTCAAGGTCATCGAATTCATGGACATGCTGCACAAATCCTGCGCCCAGCAGTTCGGAGCTCTTGACGACTGGCTGGCAAAATACGGCAAAGTCTACCGGGACGACGGCCTGCCGCTCTGGCCAAGCAAGACCATGTACGAATAGGAGGGATGAAACATGACAGGCTATACAAAAGCATACCGGGCACGGGCCTCCAAGGTCGCCGCGCTCATCACGAAAAATCCGGAGCTGCCGATTTTCGCCGAAGTCGACAGCGAAGTCGTGGCCGACGATGGCTACAACACATGGATCGGCGAAATGCGCGGTGCCTACATCGCTGAATTGTGGAGCGGCCAGGCCAAGACCTGGGAGCACGACGAAGCGAAAAACGAACCGGATGACTTTCTGGACAGCGAATGCCCCTATCTCGACGAATGGGCAGACCTCAGCCAGGAAGAATACACCGAACGCTGCGACCGATGGATTGAAACGCGGCCATGGACGAAATGCATCGTCATTATCGTCGGTACGCCGGACGATTTATAGGAGGTAGACATGATTTACAAACTACACACCAAAAATGCTGAAACGCTCGTTAATATGGATGAATGTATTTTGATGCAATACGCCCCGGTGCAGCCGGGGCAGTCAGGAGCAGTGTTGATTTGCTTTAAAAGTGGCGCAAACATCACACTTGATAATATCGACATCGACACGTGGAAAAGACTCAGCGATGGTTGGAAGAAGAGCCAGTAAAGGAGAATAAGCATGATTACAGACAAAGAAGCAAGACGGGCGTCTGCTGTAATTTATAAGTATTGTCGAGAAAGAGTAGGAGACCAAAAACCCTCTCCTACCGACAAAGACAATGGTTGCCACGACTGCATTTTTTATTGGAAAAGTCCACTTGATGAAAAACACTACTGCGCATTTACCGTCTGGTGGGTAGCCGATGCTCTTGCAGATGTATGCGGTGTAGATGCCAACAAAGGAACGAAAGCGCCCGTACACACTGACAATGACGTCGTGAACCACCCGCAGCATTACTGCCGGGGCGGCATCGAAACGGTGGATATCATCAAGGCCAAGATGCCGATTACCTGGTTCTGGGGCTACCTGATGGGGAACATCCTGAAATATGTCACGCGGGCCAATTACAAAGGTAGCCAGACTGAAGATTTGAAGAAGGCGGCCTGGTACCTGGACCGTCTGATTACGGAATTGGAAAAGGACAAGGACTCCTAAATTTCAATATACGACGAAATAAGGAATAGAAATATTTGCAACGATAATTTTATCGTACGGACAATAAAAACGCCTCATAAGGGCAGACAGATATGATTTTTGGTGATTCACGAACGAAAGCAAAGGAGACATGAACAAGAAAATGATTGATATGAGTATGGAACGCATCCGCGGCGTCATCGACCGCGCCTGCCGGGAAAATAAGAACTACGCATGCATCGACCGGACCGGCGACCCGCAAGTCGACCGGGAAATCTGCCGTATGGTCGACAGCTGGGGTATGAAGACGGCAGAAAATGACACGATGATCCTGATCAGCTGGGCAGGAGGCGCGGAAGCATGCTGAACAACCTTGTCTTTTTGCGGCACACCATGGATGCTTACAAAGATCGCCTGCGGGCGGTGGAGCTGGTGACCTACGCCGAACTCTGCGCCCTGAAGACGCGGCAGGAAAAGATGAAGCAGTTCGTCCCATGGGTCCAGTACCTGGCCTTCGACGGCGAAAAATACTATGCTGCCGACAACCGCATCGGAAAATTTACGACCGAAACGTTTGATACATTTCACGCAGCCATGAACTGGCTCATTGCTTAGAAAGGAGGCTCACGAATGAACGAAACATTTCTCCTCGGCAACCTTGCCCGGGACCCCATCGTCAGTACCACGAAAAGCGGCAAGATCTTGGTCCGCATGACCGTCGCCGCATCCCGTGTGACCCGCGGGGCCGACGGCCAGGCCAAAGAATTGACGGAATACATCCCCGTCACAGTCTGGCCTCCGCTTTCGGCGGATGCCCAGAACTATATGAAAGGCGACCGCGTCAATGTACAGGGACACATCCGCAACTATTCCTACGAAAAGGACGGCCAGAAGCGCTATGGCTATGAAGTCACAGCAGTCTTTGTGGCCAGGGCCGTCAAGACGAATTACAAGCCGGCTCCGGCAGGCCAGTCCTTCAGCGACATGGGAAACGATGATCCGAACGAAGAAATCCCGTTCTGATTTCATAAATTCCCGTACGATTTAGTAAATTTCAACAATTTTTTTTAGTAAAAAGGAGACAACACCATGGATATCAGCAAAAGCACACTCATCGAAAAAGTAGCAGCACGCACAGGCAAGACGAAAAAAGCGACGGAAGCCATCCTCGAAGCGACCCTGGCCACCATCGCCGACGAACTGATCGCCGGCAACAAGGTAAAGTTCATCGGCTTTGGTACCTTCGAAGTCCGTGAACGCAAAGCCCGTACAGGCACCAACCCGCGCACGGGTGAACTTATCGAAATCGCAGACAGCAAAGTGCCGGCCTTTAAAGCTGGCGCACTCTTGAAAAAAAGAGTCAATCAGTAAGGAGGCCGCTTGATACAATGACGTACCGATTCACGATTGACGGGCGACCCATCACGAAGAAGAACTCGATGCAAAAAACGCGGCGCGGGCTCATCCAGTCGAAGCAGTACCGGGAATACGAAGAAGCGGCCCTCTGGCAGCTACTGAATGAGAAACCGAAAGGCCTGGCCCCGATTGGCCGGGCTGTGAAGATGGAGGCGCGTTATTACATGCCGGACCGCAGGGGATGGCCGGATCTCTTTGGTCTCCTCCAGGCGACGGCGGACATTTTAGAGAAGGCCGGCATCATCGAAGACGACGGCTTCATCGCTACCGTCGGCAACAGCCGCATCGAGGACGTCAGCGACTGGCCGCGGGTCGAAGTCACGGTCACGGAACTGCCGCCGACGTTCGTGCTGAATGAGCTGCACCCGAAACTAAGAAAGAGATGTATCACATGACGAAACGCTTTGTATGACTTGGCCTGTTGATTTACGCGCTCATCTTCTGGGCCGCTTTTGCGGTCATGCTCATCATGATCACGAGGTGATTACATGACGAACTGGTACAAGCCGGGCGAAGTGAAGGTGACGCGGGTCGAACCGGATCCGCGGCCGCCGAAACCTAAACCGGACTGGAAAGAGTATAGTGATGTCCTTGATTATCAGGCAAGGATCATCGAGAAAATCAGGAGGCGGCTGAAACGTGAAAAACAACGTTGATAATTGGTATAAGCCGGGTCCCGTTCACGTACGCCAGATGACAGAGGCGGAACGCGACTTCTATGAACGGCAGCGGGCAGAGAAATTTCGTTATCCCTGGCGGACGAGAGCCGGCAACCGGGAAATTGAATACCACCAGTGGGGAAAGCATCAAAGTAAGATTGCAATGTTCAAGAGAAAGCATAGTAATACGTTTTAGCTTGCTCTGCAAATGTTTTTTATTAGTGGCACGATAAATTACACCTAATGAAACAATACGAAGGGAGAAACGCTCATGGGGCGAAAAAACAGGAGCCGGAAAAATAAACCGCCGATGCCGCCCTGGGCACGCGAACCCGTCACCCCGAAAGTCCGGAGCCGCTGCGCATTCTGCGGGCGGCTTTTGGACGAAGGGGACTATTACTGGTTCCCTGACGAGTTCGGCCAGTTTGTCCGGAAGTGCAAGAATGAGCGGGATTGTTCGGCGCACCGCAGGAGGGCGGCAGAAGACGCATTCCGGCGGGCATACAAAGGGAGGTAGTGCAATGCCAATATATGACGTTCATGAATACAATGGCTATGTTAATACCATCAAGGATTATCTGCTGCATTATGCAGCATTCACGCAGTACATCAAAGACACGGAGATGCGCATCCAGGACATTGACTTGATGCTCGATGAAACGCCGGCGCCGCGGGTCCCTGGCCTTTCCGGTGCTGGCGGCTGTGGCGGCGGAGACGGGACCAGCCCGCAGGAACAGGACTATCTCCGTCATGAACAGCTCAAAGACGAAAAGAAGCGCCTGGAACGGGACCTAAAGAAAGTAAAGGGCCTCGTGGACCGTCTGACGGAATGTTTCCATGCGCTCGATGAAACGGATCAGAAGATTCTGGAGATCTATTACATCGACAATGCGAAATCATGGGAATGGACGGCGAAGATGGTGAACGCCAGCACTACATTCTGCTTCAAGCATGGAAAGGCTGCCGTTCAGGAAATGGCGACCCGGTTTTTCGGGCTAAAAGCGATGCCGATTCAGACACATTTCGTTTTTATCGATTGAATGTTCTGTGGATAAATTGTGGATAACTTTTATTTGGGAAATATTCCGCGAATGAAAAGGGCGAATACATGCGATATAATAGAACCATGAGAGAGGGGGAGCCAAGGGACGCGAAGTTACACCGGTTATGTACTGCGTCCCGGCTCCACACACTGTCTCATTTCAGGCACGCCTCCTTGTAAAATAGATGTGGTGCCCTGCTTCGGCGGGGCTTCATGGCTGGGTAGCTCAATGGCAGAGCCAGAAGCTTCCAAATCTCTATCATGCCGGTTCGAGTCCGGCCCCGGCCTTCCTTCCTGCTCATCACGGGCAGGATGCATGGGAGCGTAGCGCAACAGGTAGAGCGATGGTCTCCAAAACCATGTGTTGAAGGTTCAAGTCCTTCCGCTCCTGCCACAAAAAACGAATAATGCGTATAAGGAACTTAGCTGCAGGTCTTGCCGGAAGCAGGACTGGACAGGGGTTCCTTTTTTTATTGTCTGTAAGGGCGGGTGGTGAGTATGTAGATGAGTCTGACGGAGAAACAGAAACGGTTCGTTGATTTTTATATCGAGACGGGGAACGCAACAGAGGCGGCCAGAAAAGCAGGATATGCGTCAAAAGCCGCGTACGCGACGGGCGCTGAAAACCTAAGAAAACCTCAGATTAAAGCTGCTATTGATGCCAGGCTCAAGGAACTGGAGGACAGCCGCATCGCAAAAGCGGACGAGGTCCTGAAGTTCCTGACGGCGACACTGCGCAGCCAGGTCACGGAACCGCATGTCATCGTGGAAGGTACTGGCGAAGGATGCAGCGAAGCGAAAGTCATTGAAACCGGCCCGTCCGTCCGGGACCGCATTGAGGCGGCGAAGAACCTGCTCAAGCGATACCCGACAGAAATGGATTCGAAAGAGCAGAAACTGCGGCTGGCGAAACTCGAACAGGAATTGAAGGAAGCCGCGCAGGATGAGGCCGATGATGTGATGATCATCGACGACCTGGGAGATGAAGACGATGAAGAAAGTACGACTCAGTAACATCATAGCGCCGCACTTCTGGGAGCTGCACCGCGATATCAAACGCCACGGGCATACGTATTACTGGCTTGAGGGCGGCCGCGGCAGCACGAAATCGTCCGGCATCAGCGTGGAGATCCCGCAGCTTTTAATCATGAATCCTGAATGTCATGCCGTAGTGTTGCGGAAAATCGGCAATACCATAAAGAACAGTGTTTATCCGCAGATGCAGTGGGGCATCGATGCCTTGGGATTGACCAGCAAGTTCAGGTTCAAGACATCGCCTCATGAAATCACGTACAAGAAGACGGGCCAGAAAATCCTTTTTTTCGGCGTCGATGATCCGCAGAAAATCAAGTCCATCAAACTGCCGTTTGGCTACGTCGGGATAGTCTGGTGCGAGGAGTTGGACCAATTTTCAGGTATGGAAGAAATCCGTAACCTGAACCAGTCACTTCTTCGCGGCGGTCCTCGCTTCTGGGAGTTCTGCTCCTTCAACCCGCCGAAGTCACAGAATAACTGGGTAAATGAAGAGAAACTCTTCGACGACCCGGATAGACTGGTGCATCATTCGACGTATTTGGGCGTGCCAAAGGAATGGCTCGGGGACCGCTTCTTTGAGGACGCGGAAAAGCTCAAAGCACGCAATGAAACGGCATACCGGCATGAGTATCTCGGCGAAGTCACGGGGACCGGCGGTGCGGTCTTCGAGAATGTCGAAGAAATGACGATGAGCGACAAACTCGTCCGGACATTCGACCGCCGCTATTACGGCCTCGACTTCGGCTTTGCTGTGGATCCATTGGCATTTGTCGCCATGTACTACGACGCCAAGCACGAAGACTTATACATCTTCGATGAGATTTACCAGCAGAAGATGACGAACGGCCAGGCGGCTGAACTGATAACGACACGGTCTAATCACGGCCGCATCCTTGCCGACTCTGCGGAACCGAAGAGCATCGCCGAAATGGCGGCGCTGGGCCTCCGCATCTCCGGCGCACGGAAAGGCCCGGACAGCATCGACTTTGGAATGAAATGGCTGCAGGGGAGAAACCGTATCTATATTGATAAACGGCGATGCCCGAACACGTACAAAGAGTTTATAACGTATGAGTACGAGCACAACAAAGACGGCCAGTTCGTAAGCGCGTATCCGGACGCCAATAACCACAGCATTGACGCTGTTCGTTACGGCCTCTCGGAAGTCATGAGCCGTGACAAGATTGTGGCCCGGCGTGTTAATTATTAAGGTGGTGAGAACGAGTGAATTATACTTTATTGAAAGATGCCTATTTCGGCTCCGGCGGCTTTTTGTCAGGCGGCTATCTGACGCGGCATAAACGTGAATCCGATGAAGACTACCGCTTCCGCTGCAATAACGCTTACTATCTCAATTATTTCGCGCCTATCGTCAATGCTCTGGTCGACCCGATTTTCAAGCGTAAGCCGCTGCGGGATTATCATGGCCAATGTGAAGACGTCGTCCAGGAATTCCTGCAGAACGTCGACGGCAACAACACAAGCATTGATACATTCATGAAGCGTGCGGCTATTATGGCTAAGGTCTACGGGGTCTCTTTTGTTGTGGTGGATATGCCGCGGGAAAAGACGGCTGTCAACATGGCAGAGCTGATTGCCGGCAGGCAGTATCCGTATCTTCGTTTAATGGGTCCGGATGATCTTTTAGAGTATGGCCTTGATAAGAACGGCCGCCTCTCTTACGTCGTCTTCCAGGAAATCGACAGCATCGACAGCGGTGCTGCGTCATATCGTTATTTGAGATATGACAGAGAAGGCTGGCAGATTACCGGTGATGATGAAATTGGGACAGCGTCGGGGACGTACAACCTCGGCGGCGTGCCGGTCGTTCCGCTCTTTAGTCGGCTGCTGGAACAAAAAACCTTGAAGCCAATGCCGGACATGGAGCCGATTGCGATGACGGCCAAGGCTCTCTACAATCATTGTTCCTGGCTCGATGAAATTCTCCGAAACCAGACGTTTCCACTCCTGACGATTCCGTCGCTCGATGCCAAGGAAATGACTATCGGCAATAATAACGCCTTGGGTTACGATCCGAACACAGCCCATTCGCCTGATTTTATTGCACCGCCGTCAGATCCGGCCAGCGTTTTGCAAACGCAGATTACGACACTCATCAAAGAGATGTATCGTATGGCAAGTTTGTCTTTCATGCAGTCGGCATCGACGGCAGACCAGTCCAGTGGCGTATCCAGGCAGTGGGAGTTCGAGCGTACCAATCAGCAGTTGGCCAACTTCGCGGCAAACTGCAAGCGAGCGGAAGAACAGGTTTTGCAAATCGTTGCGGCCTGGCTCAACAGCTCTATTGAGTACACTGTCAGTTATCCGGATGACTTCGGTATCGTCGACGTTGAAGGGGAACTCCAGGAAGCGCAGGAAGTCCTCGACCTCAATCTGACGCCGGAACTCAAACAGGAAGTCCTCAAGAAGGTCATGGCAGCGTATTGCCCGGACGTCACGGATGAACGCGTAGACGAGCTGATGGCAAGCCTTGAAGACCTCGACAAGACGTACAGCGACCCGACGCCGCCGACACCTCCAGCACCTCCGACGCTGCCGAATCCAGATGATAAATAGGCGGTGAGGCTATGAGCAGCCCGATTGAAAAGGTCCTGGCAAATTTCAGCGAGGAATTCCGGGAAATCCTGAACGGGATGGCTATTGATATCCTGAATAATCTGGACGAGAACAGCCCGCTGAAAGAATCGATTGAACAGGCCTGGGTCGCCGCCCGCATCTCCGAGGCGTTTGACGAGAAGGTCCGGCAGGCCATTCTTGAGGCCTATGAAATCGGAAGCGGCCAGTCAATTCCGCTTCTTCCGTCGTTTTTGGATGAAGCCTGGGATGATTCCGGTATGACACTATCGGCAAAGATTCACGGCGCTGATCAGGAGATGCGGGACCGGATAGTCTCGACTATTCGGGAGCAGTTAAAACTAAACCGGCACGCCCTGCAAGCGGCCCGTGTGCTCTACGATGGCTATAACAGCGGCCAACGGGTCACGCGACAACAGCCAATCCCGAAATACCTGCAGAAAGTCGTCGACTTTGCTCGTCGTTCAGATATGTCCGCAGAAAGTCAGGCTGATGTACTGCGAGCGGTTCGCAGAGCCCGCAAACAGGTCGCCCGCTTAGGAGAACACGGGGCGCCGAATCAGGCACTCAAAACGGCATACAGCAAATTACTCGATATCGTTGTTGATGGCAGTGAGAATGCATTGACGCGGGCCGTGCATACGGCCGTCGAAGAAAAGAGCCGTTACGTCGCCGAACGTATCGCCCGGACGGAATCAGCCAGGGCATGGGCAGACGGTTTTGCCGAGAGGTATATGGATAATGAAAGGGTCGTCGCTTTTCAATGGAAGTTGGCGTCCCGTCATCCGAAGTTCGACATCTGTGATTTGTATGCAGAGGCGAATCTTTACGGACTTGGTCGCGGCATTTACCCGAAAGACGCCACGCCGCGTCTTCCAGTACATCCGCATTGTCTTTGCCATCTGGCGCCGATTTATGCCAGTGAATTAAAGGGCCGCGTCCCGATTGACAATTTCGAGGATGCCGGCCGTGACTGGCTCGAACGACAGACATTGACGCATCGCCAGCAAATCCTTGGCGTTGCCGGCAATAAGCAGTTCGATAAAGGTGCAGACTGGACGGGACTGGCCCGGAATTACTCAGATGAAAAATTGAAGAAACCTCACGCAGACCGTGGGGACGAATAATACTTTGTCTTTTCGCCGCATGACGCGGACCGCAGACGTAAAAGAACGGTCTTTTTTTTATACCCGGGAGGTACAAAATGGCGTACACATTGGAACAAATCTATGAAGCACTTGGGAAAATCGAGAACGGCGGCACAATGGTCGCAGACCTGCAGGATGTCATCCGCAGCACTCGTGATGAAGCGGCCAAGAGCCGTATCGAAAAGAATAAGATTCTCGATGCTCTCAACCTTCGCAGCGGAGGCGACCCGGACGGGAACCTCCAGAACATCGTAGCGACACTGACGGCCCTGCAGGCAGCCGGCGGCGATCCGTCGAAACTTGGCACGCAGGTTGACGACTTGCGGAAACAGGTCAAGGAATTGACGGAAAAATACGCAGCCAGTGAAAAACTCGCAGCCGAAGAAAAAGAAAAACGTATCCAGACGTCGATGAAGTCCCAGGTCCTGGCGGCCCTGACGGACGGTAAGGCGGTCAAGCCGGACGTCTTCACACAGGTATTGCTTGGAAATATCAGTGCAAAAGACGACGGCAGCCTTGTCTACAAAGACGGCGATAAGGAAATGACTATTGCCGACGGCGTAGCAGGCTGGCTCAAGGCGAACCCCTGGGCTGTAAAAGCAGATGTGCAGACGGGTGCTGGTGGCGGTGGTTCCAATCCGCCGGAAAAGAAATACAGTTTTGATGATCTGAAGAATATGTCCCGTGACGAAATCAACGAGCACTGGGACGAAATCAGTAAGGGAGTTGAAAAATAATGGCAATTGCAACATTCATTCCTACGATTTGGGAAGCGCGTTTGCTTGCTCATCTTGATAAAGCGCTTATTTATGGCAACCTGGTCAACCGTGACTATGAAGGCGATATCCGTAAGCAGGGCGACACGGTAAAGATTAACCAGATTGCTGACATCACCATTAAAGACTATAAGAAGGGGACTGATATTGAAATCGATGATGTTGACGGCACGCCGACCACATTGACCATCAGTCAGAATAAGTACTTCGCTTTTAAAGTCGAAGACGTAGACGCCGCTCAGGCTAATGTGAATCTGGTCGACGCTGCGATGGCCAGAGCTTCTTATGGTATGCGTGATGTCGTCGATCAGTACATTGCAGGTTTTTATAAAAATGCTGGTGTCACGGACGGTCTTGGCGACGATACGACGCCGCTCTCCATCACAAGCGCGACAAAGGCTTATGAGTCCCTTGTAGACCTCAAAGGCGCTCTTGACGACGCCAACGTTCCGGCAGACGGCCGCTTCGTCGTCGTTCCGTCCCAGTTCTACGGCTACATGCTGAAGGATGCCCGCTTCGTATCGGCCGGCACCACCAAGACGGACACCGTCCTTGCAAACGGTTACATCGGTACAGCTGCAGGTTTCCAGATTTACCAGTCGAACAACGTTCCGAACACGGAAGGTGCAAAATATAAAATCCTTGCCGGTACGCGTGCGGCCATCAGCTTCGCCCAGCAGGTCACGAGCACGGAAGCGCTTCGCATGGAAAAAGCATTCTCCGACATGATCCGCGGCCAGCTGGTCTATGGTGCTGCTGTGGTTCAGCCGAAAGCCCTGGCCTGCATGACGGCTAACTTCAAATGAGCTGGCACGTTAGTGTAAGCGGCGCGAATGCGGTCGTTGCCCGGATGGATGCAATCCAGGGCAACCTCCGCATTCGTTTACATGAAGCCACGGAAATTTCTGTTCGTGATATCCAGAAGCGGGCACGACGCACGCATCGCTTCACGACACGGACAGAAGACGCCGAACGCAGTATTGATGCGCAGGTCTCCGGCTCTGGGGATTCTGTCGTCGGGACCGTCGGGACGACGCGCCTGATAACGATATACCTGCATCAGGGCACGCGGGCCCATATCATCGAGCCGCGTACCAAGAAGGCGTTGCGCTGGGCGGCTGGCGGGGACTTCGTCTTTGCGAAACGGGTCCAGCATCCCGGCATCAAGAAGGATCAGTTCATCTTTAATGCGGCCGATGCCGAAGCAGGTGCCATCAAATCACGGTTCGATGCGATTATTGACGAATTGGGGTGATAGCATGGACTTTATCACACTGGACGATATTCAAGATAATATCCTTGTATGTCGAACGGAGGATGTAAACTATGCCAATGACTACTTACGTCGCAAAGCACAATCTTTTGGTCTGGCTGATGATGAACTGGCAAGCCCGTGCAGCCCGACTGTCCGTAATCTCGGGGCCGCCGTAGCGTGTATGCAATGCGCTGCGTCCATGGTCGGCTCTGATACGACCGTCATGACCGACGGAAGCCGCGGCGAAGACGTCTATTTGCAGAAATACAACGTATATAAAGCTTTGGTGGCCAGTATTGAAGGCTCGTTATCATATGCGGATTTTGCCAAGTCTGGCGTCAGCTTGGCAGGTAAGGGAGGTGTGGGAGTAATCCGCCTCTCTCGTGCATAATGAGTGTTACATTACGGCGCATCGCCGATGCCATCGAGGCTATTTTAGAAGATAAGGTCCCAGAGATTCCATGGCAGTACGCCGTCCTGGGGCCTGTTTTCCCTAAGACATTGACCGGCTATATCTGCTGCAATGAAATCAAATATGATCCTTTTGTGAAGTCGGATAATATCGCCGTCGCAAGTTTTGCGATACAGATCATTTGCCCGAATACGCAGAAGGGAGACGCCACTGCCGTTGAAAACTATGCAATGAAGGTCCGGGAAACACTCGGTGCCGAGCGCACGCTTGACGGCTGGGCAGAAGATAGTTTGGTGCAAGCCATTGTTTTCGGGACGCCGGCAGGTTCTCAGAACATTGGTATTGCTGTGATTGATTTTACTGTGAAATATGAGGAGTGAGTAAATAATGGCAAAAACACGAGTCAAACGTGATGCAACGCAGGACAAACTGCTTGGTAAAGAAGTACTGCTCTATATCAACTATGGTGAAGGTGCTACAGAAGCGGCTCCTGTGTGGGCGCTTATCGGCGGTCAGACAACGGCGGACCTCGACATGTCGGCCGACTCCATCGATGCCACGAATAAGACATCTGACGGCTGGGGCGAAACTTACGCCGGCAATAAATCGACAGAACTTGATTTTGAAGGCGTCCTCTGTAAATCGGATGAAGCCTATGAAGCACTGCGGGATGCTTTCCTGGCTGGCGAATCCGTCGACCTCTGCCGTTACAAGGCAGACGGCACGGCAGAACGTAACTGGTATTCTATCACGGACCTCTCCGATGAAACGCCGCATGACGACGTCGCTACTTTCAAGATTAAAGCCAATGGCCTCGGCAAACCGAAGTTCTACAAAGGTTTGACCTCCGTCGACGGCGTTAAATCCGGTGCAGAAACGACAACGACGTCTTCGACATCTTCGACCACAACTAAACCGTAACTCAATAAGGAGGCTAAAATATGTTTTATGATCGCTTAACGCGCCGCCTTCACCTGGCTATCGGTGGGCAGGAATATCTCCTGTCCCTGAATCTCGGCGGCCTGGAAGAATTGGAAAGCCGTTCCGGCAAACCTATCACCTCGCTTGCAAGCGGTGATCAGATGAGCCTTTCCATGCTGGTGGATGCCTTCTGGATTGGCCTCCGTGACGGCGGCAATGGTAAACGCTTCACGCGTGACGAAGGCAAGAAGCTGGCATCTGATTTTATCAATGAGTCGGAAAATGGTTTTGCTGACTTGGCCAATGTCTTCATGGTCCTCCTGGCCATTTCTGGCATCCTTGGGGCTGCCTATCGTCATGACGTCCTGCAGAAGGTAGGCCTGGAAGACAAAGACGGGAAGCCGCTGGAAACGACGGACAACGTCGAAAAAAACGCGTAGACGGCGGGCACTCGATACGGTCGGTGAATGATTACCTAACCGAGTGTTTGCCGGTATTATATGCGGAATTGGGGCTGACGGGCGAAGAGATCGCCCGCATGACGCCCTGGGAAGTCGAACAACGGATTCGAGGCTATGACAAGCGCCTGAAAAATCGTAAGGCTTTTATGGCGTCCTTTGTCACGGCGCCGGTCATCAACAGCGGAATGCGGGGACCGAAAAAGCCGATTACAGCGGAAAGTTTGGTACCGGATGCCTTCAAGAAGGGCGTCACGGTCGACGAAAAGCGGCACATCATAGCTTATGCGGAAGAGATGGAAAGGAGGCGAGCGCATGGCAGAACATGATATTCAGATTAAAATTACAGCGGATGCGTCCGGCGTAAATAAGGCGACAGCATCGGTCAAATCGTCTCTGAATAGCCTGAAGGCTACGAAAGTCGGCGGGGAACCGTTAGCTGGCCTTAAATCGGCGGCCCACAGTGCTACTAGTAGCATCAATGAAACGAATGCCGCAGCCAAAGCACTGCAGTCGACGCTCAGCAGTTTAAAAAACATGGTCGTTGGCGCGTTCGCCATCAGCTCCATCAAACACTTCGGCGAAGCAGTTCTTGGCGCCTCGGCGAAGGCAGAAGTTTTAAAGAAAGGCCTGACGTTCCAGCTTGGTGCGGATCAGGCCGATTTGCTTATTAGTAAGATGAAGGAATTAGGCGAAACGTCTGCTTATGACGGCTCCGCCCTAATCCCTATGGCCCGCCTCTGGGTAAACGTTGGCGACAATGCTGAAACAGCCATCTCGAAGATGGGGAAAATCGTTGACGCTGGGTCGGCATACGGGCTGACGCAGGAACAGATTAATAACTGTACCCTGGCATTGACGCAGATGGCAGGTGCCGGGAAGGTTGACGCCGGCAACATGAACCAGCTGACCAATGACGGCATCCCTGCCTGGCAGTTACTGTCGGATGCAATGGGCCTGCCGGTTGAACAGCTGCGGGACATGGCCTCTAAAGGCCAGCTGACTGGGGACGCACTCAATGCCCTTTGGGATGGCTTAGCCGCAAAGACAGCCGGCGCCTCGGCAGAAATGCAGGGGACGCTTATGTCTCACTTCACGAACCTCGAAGAATCGGCGCAGAACAGTATGGCCAGCATCGGGGACATCATCAGCAAGGCCTTTGACGTCTCTGGTATCCTCGAAACGGCTGGCGAATACTTGGACGCGTTCAAGGCTCATCTTGAAAATATCAATGCCGTCATGTCTTCCGGGGGCACTCCTATCGATGCCATCCTGAACGAAATTACACAGATTAGCCCTGTAGCGGGCGCTGTGGCTAATACGGTTGTCGCAGCGTTCACGGCCATCAAGAATGTTATCGTCGAGAATCAGGACCTCATTAAAAATCTTGTCGTTGCTATTGGATCTTTTGCGGGCGCATACATGGGCATCACAAAAATGGTTGCAGCCTTTACGGCCTTGAAGTCCGGTATTACGTTTGCATCGGTAGCTATTAAGGTTCTCGGCGCCGGTGCGCAGGTGTTGTTCGCCATTTTCACGGCAAATCCGATTGTCCTGGCTATCGCGGCGATCATCGCGGCCATTGCTCTCCTGGTTATGAACTGGGACACGGTCAAAGCCGCCGTCCTCAGTGTTATGGAAACCATCAGCAGCGCCTTAGGCAGTGCCGCTGATTGGATTTCAAGCACGTTTGACAGCATCGTGGAAATCGTTTCCAGTGTATGGCAGTCTATCGGTGATACGGTCGGCTCGGCGTTTGAAACGGTCTCCGGCATCGTGTCGGGCATCGCCGAATCCATTGGGGAGGTCTTTTCCAGCATCGGAGAAACGTTGTCTTCTGTATGGGATGGCATCGTGGCCACGGTCACGGGCGTCATCACGCAGATTCAGGCGGCGTTCAGCGCTGTCGCGGCGTGGTTCTCGGCCAATGTATGGACGCCGATTGCGACAGCTGCCATTGCTATTTTGAATGTCATCGTCGGCATTTTTGCCACGGTCGCTTCCGGAATCTACTCCGTGTTCAGCGCGGTGGCTTCCTGGTTCGTCTCGAATGTGTGGACGCCGATTTCAGAAGGCGCCTCTGCGGCCTGGCAGGGTATCAGCTCGGCAGCCTCGTCGGCATATCAGGGCCTTACCAGTGCCTTCTCGAGTGTTGCCTCGTGGTTTAGCTCGAATGTTGCGCAGCCAGTAGGAGATGCACTTTCTTTGGCCGCATCTACGGCGTCGGAAGAGGCATCTGCAGCCGCCGAAGAGGTACAGAGCGCTTGGGACGGCGTGACGGCCTTTTTCTCATCCCTCTGGGATGAAATCAGCAGTGCCTGCAGTGCTGCCTGGGATGTCGTCACGGAATACGCTTCCGAGGCGTGCAGTGCTGTGACGGATGCCTGGAACAGCGCCGTTTCCTTCTTTGAATCACTGTGGGAATCCATTCAGTCCGCGGCCAGCGCTGCCTGGTCGGCCATTACGGACGTCATCAGCGAAGCCTGGAATGGTGTCACGGCTATTTGGGGCGCCGCGGTCGGCTGGTTCCAGGGCTCTGTCTGGGGGCCCATCAGCTCGGCCGTTGGCAGTGTCGAGTCTGCTATTTCCGGGGCTTTTGAAGCGGCATATAATGCCGTCACGGGTATCTTCAGCGATTTAGCGGGTTGGTTCGAGTCCAACGTCATCGGTCCTATTCGTGACAAATTTAATTCTCTCCGGGCACTCGGTTCTTCCATCACCGGCCTTGGTGGTGGCGGAGGCGATGACGGAGGCGGTGCTGCTGCGGAAGCTAGAGGCGGCATTAACGGCGGCCCGATGAGACTGGCAAAAGGCGGTCTCGTTGGCGGTCGCATTCCTGCCCTGGCGAACGGTGGCCAGCTCAAGCATGGTACGCCGGCCATCGTCGGCGAAGCCGGCCCGGAAGCCGTCATTCCCCTGAAAGATATGATCCTCGCCAAAATTGGTGAAGGCGTGGCCAACGCTTACAACAAGGGCAAATCCACGACCAAGGGCTTGAGCGAAATCACGTCGAAAATCAAGGCGCAGGTCGACACCAGCGAATTGTCGGCTTATACAAAGGCCCTTGAAAAAGCTCAGAGCCGGGCGGAAGCTGTCGGGCAGGCTTTGAAGTCTTTCCATGATTACGAAAAGAAGGCCACAGACGAAGCCGCAAAGTATGCGGATGATGGTGAAAAGACACTGGCTCTCAAAGATAAGATTGCCCAGTCGAACGAAAAAATTGCTGACTTGCAGAATAAGATTGCATCCGGTACGGCAACGGCTGCGGATCAGACGAAACTCGACAAGATGAAGGACGACCTGGCACAGGCCCAGAAGACCTATGACGCAGAAAAAGCGGCTGCCATTAAAGCCGCCCAGGAAGTCGCAGATAACAAACAGGCAATCGAAAAGCAGGCCGCTGATGCTGTAGTCGCCATTACGGAAGATGCCCAGAAGAAGATGCTGTCCCATCAGACAGCTATCGAAGAAGCGAAGCAGAAGCTGAAAGAAGCATCGAACGCGGAAGATTTGGCACAGTTCACGAGCATCATGAACGAAAAGGATGCCATCTACAACGAATCCTATGCCACTATGCTGGCCAACGAAGAACAACTCAACACGCAGCGGCAGGCATGGCATGAACAGATGATGATCAACGCGGCAAGCTGGGGCACGTATATGCAGACAGTCATGACGGACCTGGCGACGAACCTGCAGTCTGGTCTGGCATCGGGGCTGACAGATTGTCTCATGAAAGGCAAAGACTTAGCCACCACCTTAGGTGACCTGGCCACCAGTCTCCTGACGACGCTCATCAAGAATGTCATGCAGAAATGGATAAGCCAGTGGGGCATTATTAACGCCTTGTCATCGTCGAATGCGAAGCAGGAAGCGGCTAATGCACATACGACGGCCGCAGCGGAACGCGTCAAGTCCGGCGTCCTCGCGGCTAATGCGACGGCAGCCTTCATTGCAGCCAATCCGTGGATGGCCTGGGGCGCGGCCGGTATCGTCAAAGGACAGATGGCAGCGGCCAAAGCGGCCTCCCTGGCCTTCGCAAGTGGCGGCCCGGTTATCGGTGCCGGCACATCGACCAGCGACAGCATCCCGACGATGCTCTCCAATGGGGAGTACGTCATCAATGCCGATGCAGCTGCAGCTATTGGCCGTCCGGCACTCAACGCTATCAATCAGGGACGCCTGCCGCATTATGCAGACGGCGGCAACGTTGGCCAGGTCGGCGGCACTGTTCAGGATACCGGTGCAGTCCAGCATCTGACCCTGAACGTCTCGGCGATGGATGCGTCGAGCTTCACGGATTTCCTGCGGAACGGTGGCGCTGATGCCATCAAGCAGATGCTCTTTGATAGTAATCGTGATTTTACGGCAGAAGCGGGGGTGTGGTAATTTTGGCAAGCTTGATTTTTCCGCTGGACGCCAGAAAAGTAAAATGGTCGTCCAGTGTCGACCAGTCCTGGGATGTCAATGAACAGGTCTCAGCAAGCGGCAAGCGGCGGGCAATCTCGTACCAGTCCTTACCGTCGTGGGCTTTTAGCATTGAATTTCCCTACCTGACGGCTGCCGAGAAGGACCAGCTCTTTGCATTCTATACTCGCGTGAAGGGGCAACTTGTGCCGTTTTTTTATAAGGATGCAGAGAATTATAAGGTCGAAAATCTGAAGCTCATTAAAAATACTGATGGGACGTACCAGCTGGTCGCGAATATGCACGGCCAGCAGGAACCCGTTGAATATGCTGACAAACTGACTGTCTATGTTGACGGAAAAGAACAGTCAGCGTCCTCCTACAGCCTGGACCGGGGTGCCGTTAAATTCACTACGGCGCCCGCATCCACAGCAATTGTAACGGCCTCCTACGAATATTATTGGAAGGTCGTATTTAATAAAAACAAGCTGACCGTCAAACAGCTTTTCAAGAATGCTTTTTCCGTGTCGCTTTCCCTGAAGGTGGTGCGATAAATGAAAGACGTTTCAGATACGCTTGCAACGTATCTCAATACGAAAAAAGAAATGCAGGCGTGTGATCTTTATGTGCTGTCGCTCTATTCCGGCAGCACTTTTTATTATACTGATGCAGATCATGACGTGACTTACGGCGGTCATACGTATCAGCATGATGCGTTATTGCTGAAACGGGAACAAACGAAGATAAATAATACCATCTCCGTCGACTCCATGACCGTCAGTATCTACGCCACGATTGATGATAAATTAGGGGATAAACCAATATTCCAGGCGGCCCATGACGGATTATTGGACCGCGGCACATTGTCCCTGTCCCGGTGTTTCTTCGACGAAGATGGGAATATTATGGGGGCCATTGACCTCTTTTCCGGGACGACGGAAGTCAAAAGCTGCGGCGGCCTGCAGATGAAGTTGACCGTCAAGAGCAAAGTCCAGGGATTATCCCAGGAATTCCCCAGGCGGCGCTTTTACCCGCAAGGTACATTTGCTTCAAGCGGCGGTACTGTAAGCGCCAGCTCGACGGAAGACTCCGGCACAGTCATTGCTCCGTTTGTGCCATTGAAGGAAGTGCTTTTATGATGAATCCAATTGCAAAAGAAGCTTATACCTGGCTCGGCACGCCTCACATCAATCAGGCTAAGGTTAAAGGGAAAGGCGTAGACTGTGGAATGCTGCTCATCGCCTGCCTGGAAGGTGCTGGCTGCGTAAAACCGGGCGAGATTGTCGTAGAGCCGTATTCTAACGAATGGCATTTGCACCACTCGGCAGAATGGTTCCTACACATCGTCGAACATTGGTGTGAACAGGTGTCACTTGATGACTTGCAGGAAGGCGACTTTCTGCTTTATAAATTCGGTCGCTGTGTGTCACACGGGGCTATCTATATGGGTGATGGGCATGTCATTCATGCCTTGGTAGACCAGGGCGTTATCATGTCTGACCTGAATGATGTCATGTTTCTTGATGCCAAGGGGCAGAGCCGGCTTCATGGTGTATATCGATTCCGGAAAGGGGCTGACGGCTGATGGGGCTGTTTCGTGGACACACTACAACAACACGGGCGGACAAGATTTCAAGCTTTTCCGTATCGACCGCTGAATATGGGTCCTCAGTCCCGGAAATCCTTGGCACGACGCGTATATCGCCAAACGTCATCTATTACGATGACTTCACGGCCCATGAACACAGGAAGAGCCAGAAGAGCGGCAAAGGCGGCCACAGCAAGACCGTATCTATCACCTATACTTATACAGTTGCCGTCATCCTGGCACTTTGTGAAGGACCTATCTCCGGTATTGGTAAGATTTGGAAGGACAAAAATGTCTTTACCTATCCCAACGATAGTATCGGTCTGACGCTCTTTTCCGGTACAGAGGACCAGCAGGCATGGGCTTATGTTACTGGGAAACATCCCAACAAGGCGAGGGCGTACCCAGGACTTGCTTACATGGCCGGTGTCATCGACCTCGGCGACAGTAGCAGTATGGCCTCGTATAATTTCGAAATTAAAGGGAAATTGCTTAGTACTGGCGATGGCGTCGATGTCAATCCGGCCGACTATATCCTGTACATCCTCGATAAAATTGGCCTGGGCAATGTCACCATCAAAGGTATTGATAATTACCGGGCGTATTGCGAAGAAGCGGATATGCTTATTTCTACGCCGTCTGACAGTACGGACGCCAAGAGTGCCCGTGACATTATCAACGATATCGCTGACCTTACAAATGCCTACGTTTTCTGGTCTAACGACAGCTTCAAAATTATTCCCAGGGCGGACCGTGCCGTAGGGAATTGGCAGCCAGATAAACAAATCCGGTATACCCTGACTCCGGATGATTTCATTCCACAAAGTAACGGCGTCTGCATCAGCTACAGTCGGAAAGACTCGTCGGAAATCTATAACCGTGTTTCCGTCGAATTTCTGAACCGCTCAAACGGTTATGAAAAGGAAATCGTTAATTACCAGGACAACGATGATATTAAAGAATTCGGCGTCCGGCAGGCCTCCACAGTATCGGCCCATTACATCTATACCAAGACGAGAGCCGTAAAGCTTGCCGAAGAGCTCTGTCGCAAGAATAAGTATGAACGAGTCAAGTACACGTTCAAACTGGACTGGGCGTTTTGTCGGCTTGAGCCGGGGGACCTAGTTATGCTCAATGATCCGTTGATGGGTATTTCGGACCAGCCGGCCATGATTGACAGTGTTACGGAAGGGTCTGACGGCGTGCTGACATTCACAGCCATCTCACGGGCAAAAGGCGTATACAGTCAGGCAGAATATGACGTTCATGCCAATGAACGACCATTGATTGATTTTAACCCAGACCCAGGGACGTGTGAACCGCCGATGATTTTCCAGCCACCAGCGCTTATGACCAATGCCGATAATGAAGTCTGGATAGGAACCTGGGGCAAGAATGAGAATTGGGGCGGTTGCAATGTATGGGTATCAGATACCAATGAATACTACCAATTACTAGGAACTATCGACTACAGGGCCCGCTACGGTACACTCGTTTCTACACTGTACGCTGACGGCACGGAAGCAGAAATAAAGGTCGGTTACGGAACATTCACGTCTGTCGACCTGCAGAGCGCTAAAAACGGCGATACGGTTCTCTATATCGAAGGTGAAGCCATGTCTTATCAGACGGCAACACTCCTTGATAACGGGAACTGGAAGCTGTCAGGGCTCATTCGTGGTCAGTTTGGTAGTGAAGCAGTCTATCATGCAGCAGGCGAACAGATTGCCCGCTGCGACGAAGCTTTCCTGAAATCGGGGCTAAGCAATACCTATGTGGGCCATACGATTTATTTCAAACTGACGGCGTTCAATACCTTCGGAGGCCAGGAACAAAGCCTTGCTGACGTTCAGGCCTATTCCTTCAAGCCTCAGTCCGTGCAGATCCTGCCGCCTGACGTAGAAATCCTCAATGTTGAAAAGATGAGTTCGTCTATCCGCCGATACTGGTGGAAATATACCTATCCGGATCCGAACGACGTTCAGGGCTTCATCCTCAAATACACGCAAGGCAAAGAACTTAACTGGGAAACAGGTATCGCGGTCCAGGAAGGGCTTATTACGACACAGCCCTATGAAACACAAACTATTCGCCAGGGCACGCACGCCGTCATGATTAAGGCTGTCGACAGCAATGGGAATGAATCAAAAAACTTTGCGTATTGTCTGCTTGAGATGGGAGACTTACTACAAGAAAACGTCCTTTTTGATAAAGATTTTGGGGCTAATAACTTTGCGGACCTGCCGAACAACGGCGTCGTGTTCTCTGATGGCTATATCCACGCTATCAACTCCGAAAAGATGTGGCACGAAAAAGGCCGTAAATTCTGGAGTACCGCAGCGGCGAAGATGTGGGGTAGCTCTTTCCAATCGTACATTGCAAGCGGCGAATTCATCGCGCCGGCATCCGGGCAGTTCTGGCTCGAAACCGATATCGAAGGGCCGGCCGTCGTCTATTATCGTATCGACCTGGCTGATGCGGCATGGGTAGAATCACAGGAAAATGCACCCGTCTGGGACTCGGATGAAACCGTTGTCTGGGACGAAACCAATGACCTTTGGAAGCAATGGTCCGATAAAGTGCAGGTCCGTGCCGGGGCAATTATACAGATCCGTATCGTCGCGAAGAACTCAAGTATGCAAGAAACCATCATCAAAGGACTGCACGCTTATATTGATGTGCCGGACCGGCAGGAACACTTTGATGATTTGGAAGTGCCAGCAACAGGGCTCGAACTGCCAATTACGACGCCAAACTATTACACGACCGCCGTACATATCGATTCTGTGCAGAGCGGCACAGTACAGCGCTATCCAAAGATACTGTCCCGGACACCCTGCCGCATCGCCTTGCTTGATTCGTCGGGCAATCAGGTCGCAGGGACCGTAGATATTACATGGCAGGGCTTTATCAATGAAACGATGTAAAGGAGGGCTAATATGGCCGACGTTTTAAAACTACAAACGCTGGACGGTATGCTGGACTATCCATCAGCCGAGGATACCAGTAAAGGTACAACCGAACAGCAATTCCAGGAATATCTCAAGAACCACCAGAGCGTGATGAGCGATATCGTGGCCGTTACGCTTTGGCAGCCGTCCACGGCATACACCCAAGGACAGGTCATCTACTCACCGAACATGCCAGCAAATACATGTGCCAGAGTCGCAACGGCCGGCACCACAGGGAGCGCAGAGCCAGCTTGGGGCGCGGTCGGAAGTACAACCTCAGATGGTACGGCGGCCTATACGATGATGTACCGTACTGTAGATTTTGCCACGACAGCTGTAGCGAAAGCGGGGACCGATGCCAAAACCATCGTCACGCCTGCCGCGCTGTCTTCGGTATTGGCTGATTTTAGAAAACAAATCATCAATGAGGCGCACCCGGTCGGGGAAATCTGGGAAACGACAACAAATGATGACCCGAACAAGCTCTGGACATGGCAGAAATGGGTCAAAATGGATGCCGGACGCGTTCTCATCAGTGCGGGTACTTACACCGAAAACGGCACAACGTACACATATACCTTAGGGGCTACGGGTGGCGAAGCGAAGCACAAAACCACTGTTGATGAAATGGCTAGTCATGGTCATAGTGTAAGTTGCTCTACGGAAGGGAACCACAATCACGATTTGCCGATTTCGAACGGCGGCAACGGTCTGGCTATCCGCTTACTTGATGACGTCCAGTCCTACTCTTTGGGATACAAGACCAGTACTAACGGTGCCCATTCTCACAACATCAGCATCGGCAGCACTGGTGGCAATTCTGCACACGAAAACAGGCAACCGTATCAGGTAGTCAACCGCTGGAAAAGAACCGCTTAAGCAGTCCTGCGCCAACGGTTGACGACGGTGAAAGGTTGACGGTTTTCATGGGCTGAACCGCTGCCGGTATTTGCTATTGTAACGTTGTGGGTATGATTACCGTTTGTGGTTGTTTTATATAACGGATTTCCACCGTCTATACCGCCGTGAGAACCGTAATAATTGCGGTTACCGTCATACATACCTACTGGCGTATTATCGCTATCTTCACCAAACGTTCCGTGAAAGTGGTCGCCGTTCCACGATACACTTACACCGTGATTATGAGCAGCCATTTCATCAACAGCGATTCACGATAAAAGTCTGTTGATGAATTAGCTGAGCATTCTCATACCGGCAGTACGTCAACCAGCGATGGTCACAACCATACGGCTTATGGTACTCAAATCAGCTACAAAGAGCCTGGGTGGAGTCGTCACGCGGGTACTGGATATTCCTACGGGGGCAGCACGACCAGCTGGAGCGGCAAACACTCACACACTGTTACCGTCGGCAGTACCGGCGGAAATGCGGCTCATGAAAACCGCCAGCCTTTTGAAGTTGTTCATCGCTGGAAGCGCACAGCCTAAGCGGTGCGGCGCCACCTATTCACGACAGTGTACGGCGGTCTGTTTTCATGGGCGTTGTTGCCACCTGTTGCCGTGATAGCGTGGCTGTGGTTGCCGTTCCAACTTGTAAGGCCAATCCATGCACCGCTACCCGTGCCAAACAGTTCGTAGTTTTCGTAACTGTTATATATATTCTTGCGTTCCAGATACAAGCTATTGGTCAGTAGTCCGCCACTATTTTCATTGTCGTTTGCGATGTAATGCTGGTGATCGCCGTTTATAGAAATCGCATGACCATGAGCGGCTAATTCATCAACAGTTCGAAAGGAGAAAAGTATGAAAGTATTTCAGATTCTCAAAGGAAAAATCCTCATCATTGATGGGGATAAGCAGTACTCGGATTCCGTCGATAATTTCAAGACCGATGCTGGCCTTTCCAGCACTCCTGACCTGGTTATCTATGATGATCAGCAAGGGTGTTGCGTCGTTGACGGCAATTTCCTCAAGTACCCGAATGCGCTTTATCAGTCGTACATTGACCGAATCGCCGAGCTCATCGCGGCCAAAGCTAAGCGCGAGTATGTCGCACCAGCCGAGCCAACCGCCGAAGAAAAGCTGGCCGCCGCAAAAGCACAGCTCAAAGCCGATTATGATGAGGCTGTCGAGTCACTGACTGCTGACATGGCCACGGCACTGCTCAGAGGTGATACGGACGCTCAGAAGTCTATCCAGTCTGATTTTGCGGACTTACAGGCCGCATATAAAGAAGAAAGCGAGGCGCTCTAAATGAAATTCAAGCTCTCAAAACGCTGTGAGTACTGCGCTCACAAGCTCGTAAACGGCAAGTGCGTCAATCCTGACTGCATCGCCTACGTGAAGCCTGAAACAACGACCACGACGACCACAGAAACGGCAGGTGATAGCAAATGAGTATCCCTAAGCTTTATGATCATAAAAAATACATGCATAAGTCGACATCGGCCACGCCAACGACTAAGGGCGACATGTACCAGCTTTTTGACAACTACGGCACCATCACCGAGGACATGGTCGCCGTCACACTCTGGCAACCGGCCACGGCCTACACGGCTGGCGCAGTCGTCAAGTCGCCATCTCTGCCTGTCGGCTACGTCGCCAGATGCAAAACGGCGGGCACGTCGAGCGAAGAAGAGCCGAGCTGGAAAGCTGGCGACATCACCGACAACAGCGTCACTTGGACAGTCACGAAAGCCGTCTTAGCCGCTGACCTTGCCACGAGTGACGAGGCAAAGGCAGGTACGGCCACGGATAAGATTATCACGGCATCGACGCTTAAAGCCGCCATGGATGCCGCTATCTCGTCGGCCATCAAGACAGCCACAGCCGCCATTGAGAAACAAGCTAAATTGGACGCGCATCCTGTCGGCTCGTACTATTTCAGCGACGACAGCACGAGCCCTGCTGACCTGTTCGGCGGCACGTGGGAAGCACTGCCAGCAGGCTACACGCTCATCGCGCAGGGCAGTGGCACCGATGATTTCGGCAGTTTCACGTACACGGCAGGGCAGAAATACGGCGAACGGATGCACAAACTCACCGTCGAAGAAATGCCATCTCATACACATGCCGAAATGGCCGTGCATGGGCAAGAATCCTCTGACTCTACTAATCCCCGCCAGACATATAAGTATGACATCGTAGACTC